TTTTTTTACTGAAAAGGTTTCTAATAATTTTGTATCCCGCATAAAATACAGTATCTAATTTTAACGCAATATTGTCAAGACCAGCAAAAAAGTTATATATTAATCTATCTAACATTAACAATTCCACTTTCTAAGTGATTTAGATAATCTATCATTTCCAGTATTATTGCTAGGCTTTTGTCTCTTACGCATCCCCTTCATACGCGCGCAGAAGGACTTACGTCTTTTTGCAGCTTTAGATCCTTTTTTTAATTTAGATGGTTTAGTGGTTACTGCTGTTTTTAATTTAGAACCAGGGTTAGCTGCTCTATAAGATGCAACACCTTTTTTATTTAATCCACCAGACTCTGACTTACCTTCTTTTCTTTGCCATGCTGGAGATTTACTTCCTGATCTATAATTTGATCTAACTACATGACCTTTAGGATGTGGAACATTATTTTCCAATTGATTAAATATTTTTTCAGTTCCTTTTTGAAATCTTTTTCTAAACATTATTTTTTCTTTGTAAATGTTTTAACGTTAGTTGGTTTAGGACCTGTATTACCCGCTGCTCTCTTTCGTTTGACAGCAGAGGCCTTTTGAGACTTTGTCATCCGTGTGGCTTTTGCAAGTGGTACGCATTTCGGATATTTTCTTTTCGATCCCTTGCTTCTTCCACAAGGTTGGTATTTTCCATTTTTCTTTGGTGCTCCAATGTCTACCCATTTCTCGGATACCCATTTTCTTAATCCACCCTCTGAATAATATGAACGCATTATACATCAACCATCATCGTTAAATCTTCATCAACGATTAGACCTCCATTAGCAGCTTTTTTTCTTTTTCCTTTTTTACCACCAGGTGTAACTTTACCTGAACAAACTGCTGATGCATACATGTTCGCGTACGCTGAAGGGTAAACTTTGAATTTACGCTTCGCTGCCGCTTTTCCTCTTGGACAAAGTTTTGCCATTATACTAATCCTTTATAATATTTTTTATAACTAGGGTTTCCAACTTTTACTCCGCCAAGATCACCGGATATATAACTTCCATTGTAATCTCTTTGAGCTTGTCTAATCATATCATTAGATCCATCAGAAAAATATTTTCTACCTTCTAAAGCAGCTACACGCGCAGGCTTCTTAACCTGTTTTTTCTTTTTCTTACCTTGCATTGAAGCAATAAGTTTTTGTATAGCTTTTTTAGATCTAGCCATTACTTATTTATTTTTCCAGATTTTTTAGCTTTAGAACCAAACTTACCATAAGACTCATCTCTTGATGCTTTCAATTGCTTTGGAGTTCTTTTCTTTTTAATTCTCATTGCAATAGATTCATCTTTTCTATCTTTGTAACCTTGTTTCTTTTTTTTAACAGAACCACCTTTTTTATACATAGCTCCGCCTCTCATACCCATGTCATCTTTGTAGTAACCAGACTCCATGTCTTTTCTAGCAGTAGACATTTTTCCACCACCCATTGCTCCTGCACGTCCACCTTTGTTAAATCTGAATCTTGCAGGTCTTAATCCGTTTTGTCTCATTATTTTTTTCCTCCGTTTTTAAAGATTTGTGTACCCTTAATTCCAAAAATTGATCCGACGACTAAAATCCAAAGGGTACTGAACCAAGTCGGGAGTGCCGCGAAATGTTCGAAGAAAGTTTTCACTTTATCGAGAGCGCCAGGATCCTCCGAGAAGACTCCCCACGCGAGCACAATTATTGGCGCCGACAAAATTATGAGAACGAACTCGTCCTTGTAATCATTTTGACGTGCCTCTAACAATTTGCCCTGGTAAGCTTCCTCACCTCGAGCTTGTCGTTCTGCGTGCAACAGTTGAGCGTCAGACATCGCGACTTTTGCCTTCTGCTTGTTAGCATAAATTTTACTACCAGCAGAAACAGCTAATTTAATTGCTGATAACCACATGTTAGTACCAAGTTGCTGTTTTCTTTTTGTCTTTTAGCATTCTCTTAGTTCCTCTGACCTCTGTTTTGTCCCCAGTTGGTATGTAGTTTCTTGGCATACCATTTGCAGTCGTAACAGATCTCGGATCCAACTCAATATTTTGAGAAGGAATGCCTATTTCAGACGCTTTAAAAGATTCTTCTTTTTTAGCCATATTTTTCTCCTTATTTTTTACGTAACTTACCTAATGTTATAGCAAATCTAGCTCTTTGTCCAAGTTTTCCTGGTTTCTTAGCCGCTGCTTTTAATTTAGATTTAGGAATTGTCTTACCTTTTTTAACTCCTAAAGATTTTCTTAGTGAACCAGGTTTTTTTATTGCTTTTTGTATAAATTTACTGCTTCCACCTTTTTTAAACACTCCTCTACCTTTAAGAATGTCTGCTTTTGTAACTTCTCCGTCACCTGTTAGGTCTGGGAACTTTTTTTTCATCTATTTTCTCCTTCATATTTTTCAATTTCAACACTCGGCATCATTTTATCCACATTTGGGATAGATTTACTCAAGACTGTCTTTTCAATTGATGTATTAGCTCTTAGTTTTGCTAATTCTTCATTCTGTTCCAACTTATCATCATGATTTTGTTGGTTCATCATAGCTTTCATACGGTCAAGATTTATTCTTTCTTGACCTTCGACCTTTTTACGCTCGTTATCTTGTGCTCTTAGGTCTAATTCTCTTGCTCTTAACTTAGCAATTGGATCATTACCTATACCAGATGTAATTTCTCTTTCTTCTTTTAAGAATTCTTCCATCATTTCAGCAATCAAAACAGCTTTTCTAGCTTCAATACGTAAAGTTATCTGTCTAAGTTGCTCTGCAACTTGTGGATTTGCTTGAGCCATCGCTGCCATCTGTTGCATTTGAGGAATTTCATCTGCAAATTCTATTTCAATTTGTTCTTGTGCCATCAAACTTATGTGCTCCATAATATTTTTTTCCATAGCAGCCATAATCATTGGATTATTTTGTGCCATGTTAGTTGCCATAAAATTTAAATGCGAAGTCATATGCGCTCTGTGGTCTTGTCCTGGAAACGCATTGAATGGTTTACCAGATAAAGCCATAATGTTTTCTAAAGCAGGGTCCATTGGAGCAGGTGGTTGAGGTTTAACTAAAACCTGATCAATATTTTTTACACCTAATGCTTCATACATATTTCTATACGCTGCATACATGTTGTGCATTTGCGGATTAGAGGTTGCCAGCTGCAACTCTGTTTGTGCGAGGGAAATACGCTGAGTCTGTGAAAAGATGTTGGGATCAGCAACTGGCAAAATATCTACCCGATCATCAAAATCAGTTTGTTTAACAAACCTTTGACCCCCAACTACGTCGTACGGATATTCCGGTGGTAGATATAACTTGAATACTCTTGCTAATAATTTGAATTCATTTTTTAGCGAAGAGTAAATTCTTTTGTGGATAGCTGACATAGTTCTAGAACCACGCTCAAGAAGAGCAACTGTTGTTCCAACTGCAGCTTGTTGATTACCATCACCAACTTGTAGATCAGCAATTGATGCAAATCTTTGACCAGCATTAACTACAATACCCATTAAGTTTAATAATGTAGCTGATGGTTCTTTAAATGGTAACATCATAAATGAATCTTTTAAATTTCCACCTGGTGCATCTACATCTCTAAATTCACCTGGTTGAATTGATTGTGCGTCATCTCTAATTCTAATACCACGCATTTTAAATCCAGCAGGTAAATTAGATAAAGTCCCTGCGTCCAATAACTGACGGAGTGCTGCAGTTGCAGTTCTGCTCAATCCGCCAATCATATGGATTAAACCAAAGCCATAAAAGCCTAGTCCTGGAAGAAACTTGAAATGAGTAAAGTATGGTATTTTGTTTTTATCTGGATCACCAATTTCATAGTTACGTCTAATAGCTAAAACACTTCTTGTAGCTTCGTCTATTGTTACTATGTATGGAATTTTAATTCCTGATGGTTCACCTGTTTGAGGATCTGCATCTTCAAAACCTTCAATATCTAAATTAACGTGACACTCTAAAATAGTATAAACATCATCGTCTTGAGTTTTTCTTTGACCTTCGAGTTCTCTTTCTTTTTTCTCAACGTCATCTTCAACTTGTTTAGGATCACCTAATTCAATATCTAAATAGAAACCCGCAACTTGTTGTTTTCTTAATTCGTTCTTAGAAATTTTTACCCGATGGATGATTGCCTCTGCATCGTCTAATGAGGTAGCCGTGTAGGGTACAATCAAATCATCTGCCGGTACGAACTTTGATGTAGCTTTTTTAGATAACTCATCATAATAAGTTTTCTTAAAAGCTGACCCTGCTAATGGTAAATAAAATAGCATTTGATCAAAGTCGGGCTCATAGTCTTTCATTTTTTCCATGAGCTCGTAGTTCATAAAATCTTTAACACGTTGTGCTTGTTTTGTTTTTTCTTCGTTAGGTGCACCAATCACTTGAGTTCTAACTGGTCCATCTGCTGGTAATAATTCTTTATAAGCTAATGCTTGAAACTGTGTAACCGCTTCTGCAAGAACTGGGTGAGTTGCACCTGAAGCTCCTTGGAAAGGTTCTGTTCTCATATCATATTTAAAACCTAAAAGATCTAAACCTTGAGTGTAAGAACGTTCCCATTCTTTTCTACCCATTTGGTAATCTTGATATTTGGATGAAAGGTCTGCACCTATTTCATCTAAAACATTGTCTGGTAAAAATTCTGCTAAGTTTGCGTAATGCTCTTCACCACCTTCTGGTGATGCAGCGTTTGGATCAAAGTCTATTTCAACTGATCCATCTTCTTGTTCGTTAACTTCAACAGGACCTGGAGCTTCACTAATTTCTTCTTGAGCTTCAACTACTGTTTCTTGTATCTCTTCTTCACTAGGAAGTTCTACTGAGCCTCTTGGACTTTGAGTCAGAGACTTGTCTATTTTGTCTGCCATTTTTTATTTTCTCCAGTTTCACTGTTCTAACAGTATTATAGTTAATATTCAACCCCTGAGGCGTGGGTCCGGATTCAGGCGGCAGGAGCCAGGTCTTAGGGTATTTATTCATCGTATGTATATTTTCTCATATTTTCTAAATCATCTGTTTCAATGTATTCTTCTACATCTTTAAGCTTACCTTCCATATCAGGTTTTGCGCTTGCTTCATTATAAGTCACGCCTCCTGTTTCAGGATCTAAATCTATTTCCATTTGATTTTCTTTGTAAAGCATATCTCCATCTTGATCTACTTCTCTAATTGTTATTTTATTACCTTTTTCTGTAACTATATAATTATCTGCTTGATAGACATCAGCAAATTCATCTGCTCTATTACCAGTAAAATATTTCATTCCTGTTGCTTCAGCTTTTGCTTTAACCTTAGCAATAAGGTCATATATAAAATCAGGCATACCATCAGCACCTCTTCTAAGCACTTCAGCTACTTTTGGTGTAGTTGTTCCAATGTCAATAAATCTTCCAAGTAAAGGTATAGACGCAAGTCCACCCATGATCTTCATAAACTTTCTTTTTTTAGGATCTTCTGGTCCATCTGCAAAACCCATTCTACCACCGTAAGCAGCAGAGGCT